AAACTTGGTACAAGAAATTTTTGATGAGTTAAATACATCTGTTGTTAAACTTACCAAAGTTCCTAAAATAAAAATTTCATCTAATACTTATGGTGATTTTAATGGAACAACAATTTCAAAGATAGTTCGTGAAAGTTCTTATGCAGTTAAAGGCGACGGAACAAGACTATTGAATGAAAACAAACAACCTATATTAATATCTGGTAGAGTTGATACAAAAAAACTCAAAGAGAAGTATCCAGAAATTTGGGCTGATTGTTTAGTTCCTACTAAATCAGTAGAATATAAATTTGAAATTGTTAAATCTAATGCCTAATATTTTAGATGTAATAAGAGAAACAAATCTCACCACCATAGATAATGGTGGTGAGATTGAACAACCTACTGAAAATAATGTTAGAGAACCTCATTCACAATTACGATTGAACAATGCTCTAGTTGCAAAAGTATTAGAGGATATAATTGTTGAACATTGTTCTAATTATAACAATGAACAATCACAACAATTAATGAATGATGTACAATGTGCATTAAATCAAGTTAGAATATCAATCTTACGCTAACCCTAATGACGGCTCACGCTAATGTGTGAGCCGTTTTTTTTCCCTAATTCCTGCATAAAACCATAACCTGTTACGCTTCATCACCATCTAATTAACCTGTTTTCCCAGGCGCGCCGGGCATGAAAAGAGGCTCTAATCCCAACTCAAATACAATATTTAGTAGTTGACGTCTAGACCACGTACAAAATCTAGGTTCTTGCACGACGGCGAGCTTACAGCAAGTTATATACACGTATATAATTGCATTTTATTCTGGACTAGGTATTATGATCATATGTCAGTAAACCATTTGACCACAGACAAATTGAGGCTCGAAGTAGAGAGGCTCTTAATAGAAAATATTAAACTTTGCCAAGATCACTTTTTATATTTTGTAAAAGAGATGTGGCCTGATTTTATATATCGTAAAACAAATAGTAGGGATGATTGGGGACATCATCAAATTATTGCACAAGAATTTACTAACATAGCACAAAATAAAAAAGGGAGGCTCATTATAAATATGCCACCTAGACACACTAAATCAGAATTTGCTTCTATTTATTTTCCAGCATGGATCATAGGGAAGTTTCCAAAAATGAAAATTATGCAAGTATCTCACAATACAGAACTTGCGGTAAGGTTCGGTTCTAAGGTTCGTAATTTAATTGACTCACCAGAATACAAACAGATATTTGGTAATGTGAAATTGCGAGAAGACTCTAAAGCAAAAGGTAGGTGGGAAACAAATTTTGGTGGTGAATATTATGCAGCTGGCGTCGGGGCGAGTATCACGGGCCGTGGTGCGGATTTATTGATTATTGATGATCCACACACGGAACAAGACTCTCTTTCCGATATGGCAATGGATCGTGCTTATGAGTGGTATGCCTCTGGTCCACGACAACGTTTACAACCTGGAGGCTCAATTTTACTTGTTATGACAAGATGGGCAGAAGATGATTTAACGGGTCGATTATTGAAGGCTCAAACGGAACCGAAAGCAGATTCGTGGCGACAGATTTCATTTCCTGCGGTTCTCGACTCAGGAAACCCAGTGTGGCCTGAATATTGGAACTTAGAAGAATTAGAAAAAATAAAAGCATCCTTACCTGTCAGAAACTGGTCTGCACAATATATGCAAAATCCTACAAGTGAAGAAGGTGCAATTTTAAAACGAGAGTGGTGGCGTCCATGGAAGAGTGATCACATACCTAATCTCATGCATGTTATTCAAAGTTATGATACTGCGTTTAGTAAAAGAGAAACATCTGATTATTCTGCTATTACTACGTGGGGTATATTTTATCCTGAAGAAGGTTCGGGACCCAATTTAATTTTGTTAGATGCTTTGCGAGGTAAATATGATTTTCCAGAATTAAAAGCAGTTGCTTTAGATGCGAATAAGTATTGGGAACCAGAAAGTATTATTATTGAACAAAAAGCTAGTGGTGAGCCATTGACTCAAGAATTTCGGCGCATGGGCATACCTGTAATACCTTTCACACCGAGTAAAGGAAATGACAAACATACACGTGTAAATTCATGTGCACCTGTTTTTGAAAGTGGTGCTGTGTGGTATCCGTATGGTGAAATGTTTGCAGAAGAAGTTATTGAAGAGTGTGCTGCATTTCCAAATGGTGCAAATGACGATTATGTTGATTCTACTACACAAGCTATACTAAGGTATCGCCAAGGCAACTTTGTTGAGTTATACTCAGATTATGTAGATAACGAGGATCGTCCTCCAAAAGAGTACAGATATTATGGATGAAGAAAACGATAGTGGTATAGGTCTAGGTGAGATTGTTGGTGGTATCGGAGCTGCAGCTTTAGCCATACCAAATATTAGAAAAAAAGCACTTAAAGGCATTAAAGCCTTATTTAGAGAAGAGGCTCCACCCAGAAAAAATCCTAATTTAGAATTACTTGATGAGTCTGAACGTGTTTCAACTTTACCTAAGGTTCAACAAACTCGTGAGATGACTAGATTAAATGAGCTAATCCAAAAGGAAAGGGAAGAGCTTGAAGAGATCAGAAAACAGGTTATGAAAAAACCTTTGACATTTGGCGGACAAACTAAAAGAAATGTGGACCCTGTAAACAATCCTGGTGATTTTAATTTTGGTTCAGCTACTTACGATTTTATTGCATTACATCCTAGCAACAAACCTTTGAAAGCAGATCAGTGGATTCAGGAGTTTGCAAAACCAGGTTTGTCTACTAAATACAAAACACCTGGTTTTCAGAATGTAAATGCTAATGTTACTCGAGAAGAATTAGAAGATTTAAATTTAGCTGTTTTTGATGGTAATAAGTTAGTGGGTGGTTTTTTAAAAAGTGCAAAAGACGCAGACATAAGCATTGATAAAAAAACTCTTTTAAACATAGCAGAAAATTCACCGATGCGTGATTTAAAGGTAAACATATTAGGACCACGATACCAGGCAACAGAGGTTGTAGATGAAGCTATTACCCTAGCTAGAAAAAAATTTGAAGCAGGAATTGATTACTTTGATAAAAAATTACCAGCCTTAACATCTGATATGGATAAAGATTTACAAAAGGCGTTTAAAAAAGAGTTTATTCAAAAATCCACACAAGGGTATGGGAAACTATCTGATTTTAAAGCAGATGTTAATTTAAAAATTAGACAACAAGGTTCAGCAAACCTTGCAGATTTGCCTTTTAGACAAACAAGAGATGAGTTTGCAGAGCAACTTATAAAAACAGCTGATGGACCACTTGAATTTTTAAAATCACCAAGCTATGGAACACCAGAGGGTATTAAAAAAAGAACAGCTGCAGTCAATACTTATTTACAGACAATCGCACAAAAGTTTGATGATACAATTAAGTCTGCAGCATCCGCTATTAATAATTTAAAATCCCCTGGTAAAGTTGGAGAGACTTCTTTTCCTAGAACAAAATACTCGATGCAAGATACATATCGTTTAAGAGGTGCTGAAAACTATAACGAAGTGATCGTGCAGTTTAAACCAAGAAATAGATTGGGCAACCCAGCACGTAGCACAGCACATTACGAAGATTACGCAGGAGTTCAGGATGAACAGCTATATTTTTTTAGATTTGGAACACGTTCTGACTTTGATAATTTTAACAGCAAGATTTATTCAATAGATGAGATACAAAGTGACTTAACAAAGTCTTTAAAAGAGATAGCTTTGAGAGAAAAAAAAGAAGGCAAAAAGTTTGTACGTCCAGTTAACAGATTTAACACTGATTTTTCGTCATCATTAGCATCTGCTAGAACAAAACAACTTGTTGAAAGAGCAAACGATTTAGCAGATAAGGGTATTAATATGAGCATGAAAGAAAGACAGGAGTTAAGAGAACTTAATTCAAAAGTCAAAACATTATTTAGAACAGCACAATCAGGAGCACCATCTGATTTATTAAAAATAATAGATAGTTCATCAGATACTAATAAATACATGCCGTTGAGTAATCGAGAACAATATGGCGAACACGCTGTTAAAATATTAGCAAAAAAAGCTTTAAACGATGGTGTTGACTTTATCTCTGTCAATCCTTCAAATGTACAGCATAATCTTAAACAAGGTATCAAAGTAGGTAATCAAGAATTTTATGGAGACATTGCAGATAAACGTAAAGGTGAAGTAGTAAAAGCTATGGAACGTTTAGCAAGGCAATACGGATCTCAAGTACAACTTCGTCGAGTTTCGTTAAGTGATCCTAAAAAACCTTTTAAGGTTTTATCTAAGGTTGAGATGGTTCAACCTACTAGTGGTGTCAATGTGAGTAGAGAACATATTGCTGCTTTTGAAAGAGAACTCGATGCCAAAATCTTTGCACAAAAAATAGGTGCAAGTACAAAAACAGATATTAAATTTATTGAGGGCACAAATCCTGAAAATTATTTTGATGCATACACGTTACGAATAACACCGGAGATGGGTAACAAGCCTTTTAAAATTTACAAGAAACTAGGTGGTCTAGTCGTAGATATTTTTAAATGGTAGAATAATTTATGTCACAACAACCAGTAAAAAAAGATCCTTTTAAAAAATTTAATTTTGATGAGTACATCTTGGATGCAGATAGTATGGCTGAGTCATTTTTGTCGCCCAAACGTAGAATGAAATTAGATACAGATAGTGAAGGTCTTGAGTTAATTAAAAAAAAGAAAAAGGCATTTGATGAAACGTATTCTGATAGAGAGATGTTTCCAATACCTGAAACAAAAATGCCGATTACGGATTTGCCAAGTGATTTGGTAAGTTATTCAAAAAGTCTAGTATCCCCTGAAAAAGCTAGAAAGGGTAAGTTTGTTATGGTAAAAACAAAGCTAGGTAAAAATAAAAAGACAAGGATATACTAATGGATGAAGAAGAAAATCTAGAAGAACAGGTTGAGCCTGTTAATGTAGAGGTTGAAGAACCAGGAGCAGAAGTTCAAGAAGAAGTACAAGAAGAAAATAACTTCTATGCAAACTTAGCTGAAGATTTAGATGATCGTGTTTTGTCATCTTTAGCTTCACAACTTATATCAGATTACAAAAAGGACAAAGAATCAAGAAGTGATTGGGAAAAAGGGTATATCTCAGGACTAGATTTGTTAGGTTTTAAATACAATGATGAGGGTCAACCATTTAGAGGAGCGTCGTCTGTAACACACCCATTATTGGCAGAAGCTGTCACACAATTTCAAGCACAAGCATATAAAGAATTATTGCCATCAGATGGTCCAGTAAAAACCATGGTTGTTGGAGATGCTAATGCTGAAAAAAACGCACAAGCACAAAGGGTAAAAGATTTTATGAATTACATGATTACTGAGGTGATGGAGGAGTACACACCTGAATTTGATCAGATGTTATTCTATTTACCTTTAGCAGGTTCATC